GGGTAAGTGGATCTACTATTGTTAAGTTAGAGTATCATAGTTTCTATGGTGTAACTCCTAATGCTGATCCATTAGTTAGTGACTTTAGAAGAACTACTACGATAACACGTGATATTCCTGCTACTCAAGCATTGAGAGCTGCTGATGCTACACTTAAGTGTAGAGCACCTAATAATAGTGACACTAGATTAGAGATTCCTATGGAGGATGCTGATCTAATTGCACCTAAGATTGACTATACACAAATCTGTCGTATAGGTAGTGAGTGGTTCATCGTTGACAGTGCTGATGGACTTAATGATTTAGGATTTGGTTATAAGATGCCTAAGCAGGTTAGGAATCCTAACACTACTACTGGTGCTATTACTCCATTATTCGGTGGTGGTGTTACTGATGTATATGATGATCTTAACGTATGGGGTGGATGTTTAAGAATCTGGGGTTCTGATAAGAAGACAATTGCTGCTGTTATCAGTAGTGATGATGGTCATATCGGTGATGGATCTATATCTGATTCGTTAACAGGATCATCTGGTCTAACAGTATTTGGTCCAGGTGTATTCCATGATAACCTTACAGTTAACTATAAGTCTTGTGTAGGAGATGGTACATGTAGTACATCACCAACATTTGTAGTTAATGCTGTAACAGGTTCTGTTGACGCTGGTGATTATCTTAAGTTAAAAGGTAAGGTAAAAGAAATTGGTGATGAGACAGACAAGATTATTCATGTTGATAATCTTGGTGGTGCTGGTTCTGGTGGTACTGTTGGTCCTAAGGACTTTACAATTTATCAGTCTGGTGCTATTGATTCATTTGGTATTGAGAAGTACTGGAATGCTAATGGTGGTAGAAGATACACATATGTTACTCAGGATAATGTTGCTGGAATCGGACAACAAACAGACAATCCATTGAAACCAAATGGTAATTATTTGTTAAATACTACTACTGGTAGTAATATGGTTCTTTACTTACCTGATAATGCACAAACAGGTGATATGATTAGATTTGTTGAATTAGCAGGGAACCTTACATATAATACAAGTTTGATTTTAAGAGCGAAGAAAATTAACAGTGTCGCTACTGCTATTCAGGGTGACAAATTAGGTACTAAGATGCCAGCTGGTGCTGGAAACCCAATGAGTACTTCATGGGATTCTGGAGAATTGATTATTCAGTCACGTAACGCATCATTTGGTTTAGTATTCGTTGGAACATATGATGTTTTAGGATCAAGCGAATCTCAGCAAATTCCATCCAATCTTCGTGGATGGTGGTTACAGGAATTATAAATGGCAGCATACTACGATTCTATTAAAACTATGAAAGTTGCCAAGATTGGCACTATCATGCCTTGGAGTGGTGATGGAGGAACTGGAGCACTTGCTTCAAACATCCCGAAGGGGTGGATAGTATGTGATGGAAAGGTATTGGATGCTAAAGATTATCCCTTACTAGCATCAATGATTGGTGACACCTATGGTGGTGATATGGTTACTGGTAGTCCTGTATTTCCATATGTGGGTAGTACTGCTACATTTTTTACACCACCATTATCTAATAGTGTAATGATGGACTTAGAAGAAGTGCATCTTACTATGGCTGAATATCAATATGGTCAATCAGATGCTGCTGCTAAACTTATTACTGAGGATTCTACACCTTTAAAATTGGTTAAGGATTATGGAAATACAAATACTATTAAAGCAGCTTGGGATGCAACAGCAGATATTGATTTTAGTCTTACTTTAAGTGGTTATTTGTATTTTAAAATTACTGGTATTAAATTAACAAATCCTGAATTTGGAGAGACAGTTTATACTATGCCACGTAAGTTAGGTATGAATCATACACCACCACATAATCATGGTGATATCTTACCATCTGCTGCTGTTAAATCTTATGGTCCTATGACATTTAGGACAGATAAAGGTATTCGTAATTTTGCATCTGGATCTGACCCTCTTTCTTGTAATTATAACAATAATCCAGTTCAGTGTGAGCAAAAAGAAACTTCTCCATCATCGTGGGAGAATGGTGCTCTTAATTCTACATTTTATGGTGATCAATTCCATGAAGATACTTTACCTTCATGTGAATCATTTATGGAGTATGTTAATGACAACTCCAACTCAACAGCAAATCCTTCTCCTAATTATTGGGCTACTGTTCCAGCAGGTGAAGATAATTGGAATTCACATCATGAGGGTTCTGCGAGATCTGGTAATTCAGATACTGATAGAGGATCTGGTCATGCATATAGTGATTATAAACAGAATATTGTTGCTATGGAAGCTACAAATGAGATAGCACAAACAAAACCTATATCATCTCATGCTACTAAGTGTTATACAGGAATGTTTCCAAGACCAATTGTTAGACAAAATAGACCAAACTTCCTTGGATATTATAAAGATCCTGCTAGTGCTCCAACAAACTCTGCTGGTATAAAAAATCATCCAGAAGCGATGACACCATTTGAGGTTACTGGGGTAACAATAGCATCTGGTGTTAGAGAAATTACTCTTCCTATAGGTACTGATATTAGACAGCAGTATGGTACTTCTCCTAACCAATGGTATCAATGGGATAAGATAACTCCATTGATGTATGTAACAGAAAAAGATAATAAGAATAAGTATAAACGTCTTGATGAAGGTACTAGAGTTGAGAATATTAAGAAAGAGAATGGTGCTTATGTTATAACAGTAAATAATGCAACTGTTGGTGCAAGTAGTAACGCTACATTGGTTTTTAGAAATGGATCATGGCCAATGTCATTGAATTTACCAGAGTCAAATAAGAATCCTTTGGATCCATCGTTTAGAAATCATGGTCATGATAGTTTTGAGATTTCTCAGACTGGTGGATCAATGACAAATGGTAGTAAAATTATGGCTTCTTATACTGCTTCCAATGCAAATGGTAGTAGTTTGCAAGCACAAAGCATGGAAAATGCACTAAATATTGTGTGTGATACGTCACAACCAAATGTGACAATGACGTTCCTCATAAAAGCATACTAATGGCAAGATTTTATCAAAAAGAAAGATCAAAGTATGGCAATTTAACAGGTCAGATAATTATGTGGCCAGTTGAATATCTTGGAGATCCTAATGAAGGTAGTAATCCTACAAATTTACCAGCAGGATACTTGAAATGTGATGGTACTAAGTATTATGCTGAAGATTATCCACAACTCGCTGCTATTTTAGGAACAGGAGATAATACTGCTTTCCGTAGATTGAAATTGGATCAGATCACACCATTAGATTCTAATCTTAGTGATGCTCAATTTGTTGTTCCTGATCTTGGTTCTAAATATCCAGAACCAACAACGGGTGCTAACTCTGGTCTTTATAATAACATACGGGTTCTTAATAGTAATGATCAAGAGGTTAGTAGATCTGGTATTGGAATTGAAGCAACAAATCAGACTGGACAAGTTACTAACACGGTACAGTATAGAGGAGATATAACTCTTCCTAGTCAAGAAATCCCTATTACAGGAAGACCAGGATATACTTATGCTGGTACTACTCATCGTTTAGATGATACTGATGTTGAGGAAGCAGCACTTGCTCCACATACTCACTTCCATAGTGGTAGAAGAGCTAGGAACATGACCAAGTTTGCTTATGGTACTAGTCCTGGTGATACTAATGATAATCCTAGATGGGATGGAGAAACTGGTGTAAGAAATGCATCAACTATTAACATCTATGATTGGATTGTTTCAACAAGATTTGCCCCAACATCTGCTGTAACTAAGGATCCTGGTTATACATGTACTGGTGTTGGTTCTGGAAAATTAGATTTTATATCTGGGTGTACTGCTGAAGAGATAGCAAAGCATCCTACTCCGTCCAGTCCTAGTGGTACTTTAAACCCACCAGGTTTAGGTCAGCAACCTTGTAAAGCAATGCAGTATTGGAATCCAAACTCAGGAACTAGTGGTTCTGGTAATAGTTGGGTTATAACTGCTGCTGCTGTATTTTGTACTGCTGCTACTGGATATTGGGGTGGATGTATTGAGGATGGTCCTCCAGATGAAGCATTTAAATGGGGATGTCTTTTAGTTGCTGAAACAAAGTATGATAGAGGACAGACTTGGGGATCTGCTGATGGATCTCATACAGCACTTGGTAGAAATGAAGGTGGATGTTTTGGAATTTGTGCATCAACTGGAAACTTCACAAATGTACCTGATAGAATAGGTGAAGCTGCTGCAACATATACTTCTGGTGCTCCTGGAGTTCCAGTGGATTTTGCTAATAATAGTTTATATGATGTACTTCCTCTTCAGTCAAATGAAGGTCATGAAAGTAAGAGAGCAGCTGTTGCATTAGAACATGTATCAGAAGAAACTCTTGATCTAACACAAACAGCAGACCCAACTATTCATAATCATAGAATTGATATAGATCAGTATGCTTCTGGAGATCATACATATAAGGTAAAAACAAATGCAGCTGTAATTAGACCAGAGAACTTAAGTACAACTTTAACTATTGGTACTGATAGTTCACCGTCAATTGACAGTGCAGTTTCTCCTTTCATCGTAATGGAATATCTTATTAAGACTTAGTAGTTATGGTAGCAACACCTCAAAAATATAGAAACCCAAGACAAGGGTATTACACTGATCTTGGTGTAGATACAACACCAGTTGGAGCAATAGTTTATAATCTTAAGTCAGGACAAAATACATTTGATCATTCTTATATAAATGATCTCAGTAGACATGATAGATTGTCTGAAGTTACTGGAACTGCTTACGTTGGTGGTGTAGATGATCCTGCTTATACTCATGAGGGATATTTGTATTGTAATGGAGATGATCATAATATTGCAGATTATCCTGGACTATTTGAAATAATTGGTAATAAGTATGGTGGAACTGCTAGTATTGGTGTTGATATAACAAATAGTGGTCAGATTGGGACTTTTACTACTAATGCTGCATACGATTCTAATAGACCTGCTGGAACATATTATGTTAATGGAGTAACAACGGCTGGAAATGGAACTGGTGCAGTTTTTAAGGTGGTTGTTCCTAGTACTGGTAGTGCTGCCCCAACAGTTACAGTAGAATTTCCTGGTAAAGCATATGCTGCTACCAATACTATTAAACTTGGTAATTCTTATATTGGTTCAGCTGGTGGTGTCGCTGATATTATAGTAACAGTGAGTACGATTGTAGGTGGTGGTGGATCTGGTTATGTTGCAGGAACAAACTTATTATTCTCTGCTCCTGCTGGTGTTACATGGAGTAATTTTTTAACAGCAGGTACAGGATCAGTATTAACTGCTACTGCTGGATTTGATGCTGCTAATACTACAGGAAGATCTGAGGGTGTTAATGGATTAACGATTACTTTTGGTAATCCAATTACTTTAAAGAATGGTGACAAGGTACAAGTATTTGATACGACTGGAACTACTAACACTAAGACTAGAGCATTTGCTCCTGGTCCAGTACAGTGGAGTAATTATTTAAAAGCAGGTGTTGATGGTGTTGCTGGTGTAGGTGGTGGTACAGGACAAGGTGAAGAACATATAGTAAAGACTCCTGATGCTGGATTTGATGCTACTACTAGTACAGGAAGATCAGAAGGTGAGTATGGATTAACATTGGATTTACCTGTTGGCATTAGATTGCTTACTGGTGATAAAGTACAGGTACTGGATCCAACGGGAGCTACTAATACTAAGACAAGAGCAGATACTGGTATATGGTCAAATTATGTTAATCATCATGCAACTGATTGGGTAACAGTAGTAACAGGATCTACTACTATAACTGAACTTAAAAAATTATATGCAATAAGATACGATAGTAATGGTAGAGATGCTGGATGGGCTGGAGTAAGAATCCAGAGTGCAGCAGGTATTAATACTGTTCTTATAGATGGTCAGAATCCACCAAATTATAATGCTACAACTTGGGCATTAGGAACAGCACAGGATTATGTGAATCATGGTGCTGGTTGGACAACTGTATATACTGGTAGTGCAAGTGGAAATAGGTTAACTAAACTTGAAACTATTAGATATGATACTGATGTTAATACTGTAAATGCATGGAATAGCAGTACTAATACAATTACGATTCCTGGTCATGGTGCTGAAACTGGTGATGAAACAAGGTATTTAAAATCTTTGACTGGTGGTAATATTGATCCATTGGTTAATGGTACAACATATTATATTGTTAAGGTTGATAATAATACTGCTAAACTTGCTACTTCATTAGTAAATGCTCAAGCAAATCCACCAGTTGTTATTGATATACAGGGTAGTAGTGTTGGTCAGCAACATGGGTTCCGTTTTAATAATCGTAAAGCAGGTTGGATGGGAATAAGAGTTCAAGATACTGCTGGTGTTAATACTTCTCTTATTGATGGTAATATGCCACCAAATCCTGCTGATACTCATATACAAGCACAAGGTGAGATTAAAAGTGTTGATGCAAATGGTGCTATAACAGGATTTACTATTACTAACTTTGGTAAAGGTTATTCATCTCCACCTACTGTAACATTCACTGGTGGTACTGGAGCACAAGCTGTTGTTAGGATTAATTCAGAGACTGGATCAATTCAACAAATAACACAGACTAATGTTTTGGAACATTATGGTGATTTGTATCTGGGAACATTTAAAGTTCCTGATTTAATTGCTAAAAAAGTAGTTGGTAATGGACCAGTATACTGTGATAATTCACCTACTATTGGTAATTCTCCAATGGGAGTAGGTGCTTCAGGTGGTAAGTGGTATTTGGATAAAGCATCACAGGATAATTATTTTTCTCTTGGTAGGATTGTTACTAGTGGATATGCTAATGTAAGTGAAACTATTTCATGTACAATTATTGGTTCGCATACTGTTAAGTTTACTATGCGTGAGGAAGATTTAAGTGGAGTTCCTCAGCATAATCATACATATTATTCCACACAACCACAGAGTGATCAAGAGATAGCAAAATCTTCTGGTGATAGGTATTTGAGAGGTTATACGTTAGGAAGAGGTAAAACTGTTAAATGGACTCCAACAGATAATGGTCAGAAGTTAACACATAAACATGGATTAGTAAGAAGACCAAATCCAGATGCTAGTGTTTCCACTTATGATGTTTGGGATTGGCAGGGAGGTGCTGCTTCTGTTGGGTCACTTCAAAACCCTGAAATTATTAAGACTGTGACTGCATCAAATATTGATATTGCTGCTGATTTGATTACAATAACAGGGCATGGATTCTCAGATGGAACTGCTGTTGAATATCTTCAAGGAAGTGCTGGTGCTATTGGAGGATTAACCAATGGTACAACATATTATGTTTCTAGTGGAACTACTAATAACTTTAAACTTGCAACAAGTGCTGCCAATGCAATAGCAGCAACACCAATAACCATTGATTTGACTGGTACTCCTAGTGGATCATATACATTCACATTCCCACAACTTGCAGGTGATTTAAATTATCTCGCAACAGGAAGTGGTGGTTCATGGGAATTCCAGGTTACAGTACCAGCACCATCATTTCTTAAATTTGGGGCCACTTCAGAGATTGGTAATAGAAAGAAACTATTGAATTCGGGTACAGATATAATTGATTATCCAACAGCGAATACTGTTGAGTATACTAGTGGTGGACAACAATCTTCTTATAGTGTTCCATCTGCTGCCAAGTATCTTGAGTGTACTATTATTGGTGGAGGTGGTGGAGGTGCTGCTGGATCTGCTGCTGGATCTGATGGTACTGCAAGTTGGGTAAAATTTGATAGTGGTTCTGTTCTTACAATAACTAGTAATCCAGGAAAAGGTGGAAGTGCAGCTGCTACAAACACAGGTGGTCCTGGTGGAGATGGAGGAATTGCTGCTCAATCTGGTTCATATAGTGGTGGACAATTTCCAGGAATGGTAAATGGTGGAGATGGTGGAGATGGAACTGGATCTAAATTAATGGTAGGGTCTCCAGATAATCAGGCAACTGATCCTGCCACGGGTGGTGCAGGTGGACAAGAAATAAAGGTTAGTGGAAAAGGTGGTGGTGGAAATGGTATTAATGTTAAGATAGGTGATGCTGGATCTAATGTTGTAGTCAATCCAGCATCCAATGGTATATTTGACTTCAGTTCAGTTGGTAATAATATAACTGCTGTTGAGTTTGAATTGAAGGGTGGTTCAGGTCATGATTCTAATGTGTTAGCTAGTCATAACTATGGATCTAATGTATTTGGTGCTGGTGGAGATGGAGAGAGAATTCAAGTAACAATAAAAGATACATTCTTACCTAATTTTAAAACTAAAGTATGGAAATTATATAAAGGTGGTGCTGCTAGTAACAGAAATAGAGGAACTTATGTTGGATCTGCTGGTACTTCTAGTCAATATGGTGGAAATGGAGGTACAGGATCTACAACTACTAACACAAACTATTGGACAATTAGTACAGACAC